CTCTCTGAACTTTCCAGTCCAGAAAGACTTGCCAGTGTTCACCTTCAACCCGAAGGTTTCCAGTACACTGATCACGCTGCTCACCATATCTACGGGGACAATGATATCATCTCCGTAGACGCGCACCCTACCCCGCATCTCTTTAACAAGAGACGGGGTGATCCGGCGATTGAGCGCTCGCTCTACACCGAGGAAAACAAGACCGGTGAAAACCAGTCCCTCGAATGGAAAGCAGAGTGCTGAACCCATGGACGCGAACTTGGCCAGGCGTACAACGCTATGACCAGGTACATCAGCCTTCCGCGACCTCGTAGCATCAACGGCCTCAAATAAATGAGGCCACCGATGCAACATGGCGCGTACCTGCTGATTCGAGACACGATCGGACGCTTCACTCAGATCGAGTGTTGCGAGAGCTCCAGTCTTGGAGCCCTGACGAGCCAGAAACCGATTAGGTTCCTGAGACTTGTTTCCGAGAATACTATCAAGGAGTTCATCCCCTGATATGTATTCCGATATCGCTAGGAAGATCGCCTGCTGCATGTACTGCATGTAGACGGGCTCAATAGCGATAATGCGAGGTGTCTTGAGTGTCTTGGGAACATCAACGACCCTGACGGGTCGCTCGTTCCCGGGTTCGAGGACATTCACACCATGGTAGGAGTGATACCAACCATGATTTGGAAAGAGATTCTCCCCAAAGGGGAATACACTTTCCAGCCTCTCCGTCCACTCAGATTGTGAGTATTTGGAGTTGGCAGTCAGCCTCTCAGCTGTCCTGCCAGGCCCGTGCTTGGGAAGGAGCTCACCGTAATAAACCTGTCGGTCTATTTCGGTAAAGAGCTCTGTGAAGAGCACGGAACAGACACGTTGGAAGTCAGAGAGATCTTCCTGACTCAATCTCGTGTCAGTGTGACGCATGTCCTGCTCACACTTGATGAAGCTGTCGTACGCAGCCTGAGTTCGTGCATCACTGCACTGCAACTCGATCTTACCGAACATCGAGGAAAATTGATGAACGGCAAAGATGGCATCGTGCGACGGCTGATCAAGCAATCGTCCAGACTCGCGGTCGAAGATAAGATCGAGAAAACCTCCGAGAAATCGGGGGAGCTCTCCGTGTCTCTTGAATGCTGAGAACACGCTGCGGTCTACCGCACCTAGGTCAAGACTTTTTTGGAAGTCTTTCCCAAATTGCGGAAGGGTGATAGTTAGGAAACTAACACCTTCACCTTCGACTCGAGCCGTGACTGTTTTGCAGTCACGACTGGTACTGATGTGACATCTGTCCCCCAAGTCTTGGAGGACAATGTGCGAGAACGCTATCAGGCTTTTCACACGGGCTCCTAACAGAGCTCTTCGTGATCCCGGCCATTAGCATCCGATTCTCCAGTGTATGGGCCTACGCCATGGAAATTGACGTGGACTTGACACTGACAGACTGCAGCAATTCGACGATTGACAACAGCGCCTCGGTTATGGACGACGTCCATAAATCCGGCAAGGCGGCAATCGTTGGGTAGCTGGTCCTGCATAGCGATCCTCCTCTGATGAGTAGGATGTGCTATCAGTTCTCACCGCCAAGAACCTTCGCCATGTTGGCGTTGGTAGTATCGGTCAGCCACTTCGTGAGCGAGGCACCTACAGCTGTTGCCTCGGCAACAGTGTACCCCACGGTCGGCACGTCGAAAACGACG